TCGGTGACGAAGAGATCTACCTCAAGCTTGATTGGCCTAAGGTGCCAACTCGGGCAAGCTCGGATACGGGTTCCCTATCCAGCCGAAAGCAAGCATACTGGGGCATTTATGACCTAGAGCCAGGAAGTGCCAAAACTAAAAATGCAAGCTGGTCGGACTTGATGTATCCGCTCCCCGATGGTCTGGCACCAGGCGCTTCATTGAATAATGTTGAAACCTATCAGTGGAGGTTCTCGCTGGATGATGTCGCATTGTCCGGAGCCAACCAGGGTACAGCCACGTGGGCAGACGGCTACCGTGCCGCAAATGCGTCGTGGAGTGCCAGTGGTAGTGACGGCAATGGTTCGGGCGGAAGCTGGTCGGGCTCTCTGGATCAGGGTCTAGACAAATTTACAATGCCTCTCTGGGGCGGATTCGATGGCTTTGACATCAAGGATCTCGATCCTTTTGCTCCGGATATTACGATGACTTCAAGCGATACCGATAAGAGTAACTATGCATATTATTCTGTAAGAAAAGCAATTGACACTTGTTCGGATGCTGAAGTAGTTGATATGAACGCTCTTGTTGCCCCTGGAATCACCCAAGGCACCATCAACACACACATGGTTAATGTTTGTGAACAACGCGGTGACGCTCTGGCAATTTTGGATCTCGCGGGCGGCTATAAACCGCGCTGCAATCGCACTGCGATCGGTAGTTATTCGTCATATGCCGGTTCCGTGGACAACACCTTAACGGAAGTTGACAATCTTCAAATCAATTCCAGCTATGCGTGTGCTTATTACCCATGGGTTCAGATTAAGGATCAGGCGAATGGCGCAGCTTTGTGGTGTCCGCCTTCTGTTGTTGCCTTGGGCACCATGGCAAGTTCGGAAGCTAGATCGGAAATCTGGTTTGCCCCTGCGGGCTTTACTCGCGGCGGGTTAACAGAAGGTTCCGCTGGTCTACCGGTTACTGCTGTAAGGGACCGCCTGACATCAAAAGATCGTGATGAGCTTTATGCTGCCAATGTTAATCCCATTGCAACATTCCCGGCAGAGGGAATTGTAATCTTTGGGCAGAAAACGTTGCAAGTGGTACCCTCTGCACTCGACAGAATTAACGTTCGTCGATTGATGATTTATGTTAAGAAAGAGATTTCTAAGATGGCTGCGACCACTCTATTTGAGCCCAACGTACGCCAAACATGGAATAACTTTTATGTGAAAGTGGAACCGTTCTTGCGAAGTGTGAAACTTCGCTTGGGTCTGCAAGATTTCAAGGTTATCTTGGATGAAACTACCACAACCCCAGAACTGATTGATCGTAACATTATGTACGCAAAGATCTTATTGAAGCCAACTCGCGCCATTGAGTTCATTGCTATCGACTTTGTGATCACCGACAGTGGAGCATCCTTCGAGGATTAAAATAGATTGGCTGGAGCAAAAGTTCTTGCTCCAGCCTATTTAATAGTAGAAAAGATTTTACAATAGGAGATATATAAAAAATGTTTTGGTCAGACCCCTCATTACAACCCAAAAGAGCATATCGATGGGTAGTTTATTTAAACGGTATTCAATCGTACACAGCTAAGAAGGTTTCAAAGCCGAGCTTTACTATCACGGAGTCGGCACATACATACTTAAACCATAAGTTTTATTATCCTGGGCGCATTGAGTGGAATACAATTAATCTCACTTTGGTTGACCCCTTGGATCCAGATGCAGCATTGCAGGTTTTGAGTATCATCGCGGCATCCGGTTACGCAGTTCCCGAAGACCCCAATAGCTTGTTAACAATGTCTAAAGCCCAAGCTATTGCAGCCCTCGGCAATCCATTGAAGATTCAACAGGTTGACGCGAATGGCACAACGATGGAAACTTGGGAGCTTGTAAATCCTTGGATCAAGGATGCCAAATTTGGCGAATTGGATTACGAATCAGATGATATGGTGGAAATCGAACTAGAAATCCGCTATGATTACGCGAAGCGAGTTTAAAATAAAAAAACAGCTTAACAAACCTTTCTATAACTTCTATTATAGTACTATATCTTTTTATCTAGACCTACGAGGTGATTAATGTCAATTAGAAATAACGAGGAACGCTCGGGCGCACGTGCGACAGCCGAAGCCCCTCCCCCTGAAATGGTTTCACATAACCCGTCAGAAGCCAGCCCCCTAGAATTTGCCACACCGACGGAATTTGTTGATCTCCCATCCGGCGGCAACTTTTATCCGGACGATCATCCCCTCCGAGGTCGTAACAGTGTCGAGATTCGTTTTATGACTGCGAAAGATGAAGATATTTTAACTTCTAAATCTTTGATTAAAAAGGGCTTGGCAATTGACAGGCTCTTAGAGAATATCATTATTGATAAAGCTGTTAAAGTGGATAACCTGTTTATCGGCGACAAGAACGCTCTCGTTGTTGCCGCACGGGTAACAGGTTATGGCGCGGATTATACAACGAAGGTTAGTTGTCCAGCGTGCATGGAAATCCAGGAGTATAGTTTTAATTTAGAGGATCACGAGCTTCGAGGCGGAGGCAGCAACACCGCCGCAGAAACCGTAGAGTTGAACAGCGACGGCACCTGGAGTGTGTTATGCCCTAAGAGCGAGGTGAGGGTCTCTGTTCGCCTCCTTACTGGGAAAGATGAAAGGTTGCTACTACAAGGAGAGCAAATGCGCCGGAAGCAAAAGCTTTCCGAAGCTGCCGCTACAACAAATTTGCGCTATATGATTACTTCAGTCAACGGCAACACAGATCGAAAAACAATTGTCCAGTTTATCAATGCTATGCCTGCGCAGGATGCAAGGTTTCTTAGAAAAACATATGACGAACTGATGCCAAATATTGATTTGACTCAGCACTTCGACTGTCAAAATTGTGGATTTGACATGGACATGGAGGTTCCGTTCACAACGGACTTTTTTTGGCCTAAATGAAGAATACATTGAAAGTGTTTACGAGCAAATCTTTCTTTTAAAATATCATGGAGGGTGGAGCTTTACTGAAGTGTATAGCTTGCCAGTTCAGTTACGACATTGGTTTGTAAGAAGACTGACCCGTCAATTTACTGAGGAGAAAGCGGAGATGGATCGCCACAAATCCAAGGCTAAATCCAGAAAGCGATGATATTGTTATAAGGGCACCACCCGGTGTCCTTTTTTCTCTGTAAACATACTATTTATTATGACTTATTATGTTTTCTGGAGGGAAGAAACAATGGAACCAGCCCACGCCGAAATAACCCCAATCGTTATTGATTTGGACGCTGCCAAAAATGGTGATCTAGAAGAGGGGTTTGGCATATTCCAAATGGGTGCAGGAATCAAAGAACTCCTTAAAATGATGTTCGGCGGCTCTGCTCTGCCGGTATCTGTCAAAGGATCCCGAGACGATATCAAGGCATTCGCCAGAACCCTTGGGAAAGAAAAGAAATACATTGGTGCCTACCGTAAATTCGGTTTAAACGATCCCCGTACCTTTAAAAACAAATTCAAGCTAAATAAGTCTATCAAAGATTTCAAAAAGAAGACTGGTCTAAAGTGGCCATTCAAATAAAGAGGGCTTAGTTGAATGGCTGATGGACCAATTGATGTAAAAGCATTACAGCAAGCGACTGCGGCAGCACTAAAAATGGAAGGCGCTTTTGCCCGCATCACTTCGTCTGCTGAAGCCACGGCAGTGGTCCAAACCAAAGTGGCTGATGAGATGGAGCGCATGCATGACCAAGCTCATGCAATGGCTAAAATGTCGGCAGATCAGCAATCTGCATATGTTGGATCGCTTCAAGAAGAAGTTGCCTTAGAGGACAGTAAACTTCAAAAGCTTGTCGAGGGCAATACTCTCACCGCTGCGGAGATTGCCGCACGCCAGGAAGCCTTGGATCTTAGAAAAGAGGAGCTTGGTATTGCCGAGGATATGCTTGGTATATCTCAAGCAACCGCTGATGCCATAGCGAGGCAAGCGGCTGCGGCACGCGGCGGGGCTGATGCATCTGCCGACACTGCGGCAACTGTCGGACAAGCCGAAGGCAGCATATCAAATACCCTAGAGATGATGACGAATGTCAGTGAGAAGTGGAAGCATACTGGAGTCGGAGCTTTCTTTGTGACGGCAAAGGCAGAGGGCTTCGGAGCAGCACTTGGAAAAGTTGCCGACGCCTCTAAAAAGTTATTTTCGACTGCAAATATTCTCGGTTCAGGCATCATGCA